AGTTGTCTGTAACAGAAAAAGAAATTGGAGGTATACCAAACTCCAGTGAAGATATCAAGCAAGCCCATGCGGCCGCTATTGAGATGTACATACAAAATCACGTTGGTCATTTAGGTGATGGAAATTATGGAAACATATATTTTAATGAAACACTGAACGATTGGGCAAGATTTGATATAACAAAAAGAACAAAGTTTGACGCATCTATTAGTTCTGGATTAGCTATAATGGCTTGTAACAGACATCTGTATAGACCAAGCGCTAAAATAGAGAAACAAAAATTAAACATAAATATTGCGAAGTATACTAATACTGGAAACGCATCTAAAATAATAAAATAAAATATGGCAGAGTCTGTTATACATAATTATTTTCCTAGTCAAGTTGTAAGTGATGCTGAAAAGCTAAGTTACGACTATGGATTAAAAGTAGCTAAAGCTATTGAGTCTGAGTGGTTTCATAAAGATCGTGGTTATACTAGATATACTACAAATCAAAATAACTTTCACAATTTAAGACTATACGCTAGTGGAAGTCAATCAATTCAAAAATATAAAGATGAGTTATCTATAAATGGTGACTTAAGCTACTTAAACCTAGACTGGACACCAGTTCCGATTATACCTAAATTTGTCGATATTGTTGTAAACGGTATTGCCGAGAGAATGTATGATATAAAAGCGTATTCGCAAGATCCGTTTGGAGTCGAAAAGAGAACTAAGTACATGGAGGGTATTATGAGCGACATGGAGTTAAAGGATTTCAACGATTTAGTAGAAAGAGAACTTGGAGTAAATACACGTGAAACAGATCAAGATGAACTACCTGAAAGCTTAGAAGAATTAGGTATACACATGCAGCTTAATTACAAGCAGTCTGTAGAATTGGCAGAAGAGCAAGCGTTGAGAACTTTGATGGAAGGAAATCGCTACGAATTGATAAAGAAAAGATTTTATAGAGATTTAACTGTGTTGGGTATTGGTGCTGTAAAAACAGGTTTTAATACTTCTGAAGGAGTAACTATAGATTATGTAGATCCTGCTGACTTAGTATATTCGTATTCAGAATCTCCTTACTTTGAAGATGTGTATTATATTGGAGAGGTTAAAACGATACCTGTAAACGAATTAGCTAAACAGTTTCCACATTTAACTCAAGAGGATTTAGAGGATATTATGAAAAATAAATCAGTTCACTCTAACAACTACCATGGGCACTCTACGTCTAGAGAAATAGACAATAATCAAGTACAAGTTTTATACTTCAACTACAAAAGCTACATGAATGAGGTTTATAAAATGAAAGAAACTGGATCTGGAGCTTACAAAGCTATTGAAAAAGATGATACATTTAATCCTCCTGCGAACAAAGAAGGAGGGTATGAAAGATTGCAAAGATCTGTAGAGTGTTTATATGAAGGAGTTAAGATTCTTGGTACTGAAAAGTTGCTTAAATGGGAAATGGCTAAAAATATGGCACGTCCTAAAAGTGATTTTACAAAAGTTAAAATGAACTATTCTATGGTAGCACCTAGAATGTATAAAGGTAAAATTGATTCGCTAGTAAAACGTATAACAGGTTTTGCTGATATGATTCAACTTACGCACTTAAAATTACAACAAGTAATGTCTAGAATGGTTCCAGATGGAGTTTATTTAGATGCTGATGGTTTAGCTGAGGTTGATTTAGGCAACGGAACAAATTACAATCCACAGGAAGCGTTAAACATGTTCTTTCAAACTGGATCTGTAATTGGTAGAAGTTTTACAAGTGAGGGTGATATGAACCCTGGTAAAGTACCTATTCAAGAGATTACATCTGGTAGTGGTGGTAATAAAATGCAAGCTTTAATTGGTACATACAATTATTATTTACAAATGATTAGAGATGTAACCGGATTAAACGAAGCTAGAGATGGTTCTACACCGGATAAAAATGCATTAGTAGGAATACAGAAAATAGCAGCAGCAAATTCTAATACAGCAACTAGACATATATTAAACGCGGGACTGTTCTTAACAGCAGAAGTAGCTGAATGTTTATCTTTAAGAATATCTGATATTATCGAATACTCTCCTACAAAAGATGCTTTTATCCAGCAAATCGGTGGGTATAACGTAGCTACATTAGAAGAGATAGCAGAATTACACTTGTATGATTTTGGTATATTTATAGAGTTAGCTCCTGATGAGGAAGAAAAAGCGCTTTTAGAAAACAATATACAAGTAGCATTACAACAGCAGAATATAGAGTTAGAAGATGCTATTGATCTTAGAGAGATTAAAAACATTAAAGTAGCAAATCAGCTCTTAAAAATAAGAAGACAAAAGAAACAAGAAAGAGATAGACAACTACAATTAGAGAATATTAAAGCACAATCAGAATCTAATACTCAAGCAGCTCAAAACGCCGCTCAAATAGAAATGCAAAAAGATCAATCTTTAACACAGTCTAAAATGCAATTGGAACAGACAAAATTCCAATTTGATTCTCAAAAAATGATGCAAGAAGTAGAAGCTAAAAAACAATTGATGGAACTAGAGTTTCAATATAACATGCAGTTAAAACAAATCGAGACTGACGGGTTGCAAAATAGAGAAAAATCAAAAGAAGATCGTAAAGACGAAAGAACAAAAATACAAGCTACTCAACAATCAGAACTTATAGATCAAAGAAAAAGTGGGAAACCACCTAAAAAGTTTGAATCTGCAGGTAATGATATAGTAGGTGGTGGATTTGATTTGGGAGCATTTGAACCCAAATAAGTAAATTATTAATTATTATTATATTATATTATGGCAAAAAAGAAAAAAGAAGAAGCAATCGAAGAGATCGCTCAAGAACAAGTTGACACTAAGGTAGAGGAAAAGAAACCTGAAGTTGATTTAAGTAAATTCAAAAGTAAAGATGACGATAGTGTTGTCAAAGTAGACTTAAGTAAAAAACCAGAAAATGAAACCAAAGAAAAAGTTGTTGAAAACGACGCTGACGACGGAGGAGTGGTTGAACTCACTGAAGTTACCGACGCCACACAGGAACAAGAAGAAGTACAGTCGGAAACTGAAACACAAGAAACTCCAACTTTAGAAGAGATAACAGAAGAAGAAGTTGAAGAATTAACTGAGCAAGTTGAAGAAGCAGTCGCTGAAGCGGAGGCTACTGGAAAAGAACTTCCTGAAAATATTCAAAAGCTAATGCAGTTCATGGAAGAAACAGGTGGTGATTTAGAAGATTACGTTAAGTTGAATCAAGATTACTCTAAATTAGATAACGATTCTTTACTTAAGGAATATTACAAGCAAACAAAACCTCATCTAGACTCGGATGAAATTGACTTTATGATGGAAGATCAATTTTCTTACGATGAAGACATGGATGATGAAAGAGACATTAAAAGAAAAAAATTAGCTTTGAAGGAGCAAGTTGCTCAAGCAAAGCAACACCTGGACGGTGCGAAGTCCAAATATTATGAAGATATCAAATATGGTTCTAAGCTCACTGGTGAGCAACAGAAAGCAGTTGACTTCTTCAATAGGTACAACAAGGAATCAAAAGAAAAGCAAGAAGTAGCAGAAAAACAACACCGTACGTTTTTAAATAAAACTAATCAAGTGTTCAACAAGAATTTCAAAGGTTTTGAATATAATGTTGGAGACAAAAAGTTTAGATTTAACGTTAAAGACTCAGATACGGTGAAAGGTGGCCAAAGTGACATTAATAATTTTGTCAAAAAGTTTTTGAATAAGAATAATGAAATGGAAGATGCTAAAGGTTATCATAAGTCGTTGTTTACAGCTATGAATGCTGATAAAATTGCTAGTCACTTTTACGAACAAGGTAAAGCTGATGCTTTGAAAAACAGCATAGCTAAATCTAAAAACATCAATATGGACCCACGACAACAACACAGTGGTAACGTTAATACTGGTGGAATGAAGTTTAAAGTGCTTGGTGATAATTCTAATGATTTCAAATTGAAAATTAAAAATAAATAACAATTTAAAAATTATTAAAAATGGCAATTACTGCAGGAACTAATCTAAATAGCGTTGCAGCTTCACAGAAGCAAACGTTAGTTTCAAACTATTTAGATTTTACAAGTGGGACAAATGATTGGTCCCAACAATATTTACCAGAGCTTTACGAGCAGGAAGCTGAGGTTTTTGGAAACAGAACTATCTCAGGATTTCTTTCGCAAGTAGGCGCTGAAGAGGCTATGGCTTCTGACCAAGTAGTTTGGTCTGAGCAAGGTAGACTACATATATCTTTAATCGGATCATTAGTAACTAATACAGGTGTCTTTACTGTAGTTAGTGATGGTGACGGAAACGTGTCTGGTGATGGATTTACAATCGCTAATCACGGTGTAAGATTATATGACGTGTGTTTAGTATCTAACGCTGGTTGGTCAGGTACTGGGCAAGTAACATTAATTAATGGTACAGCTATAACTATTCAACCTTATGGTGAAGAGTTTTGGTCTGACGCTCCATTCCATGGATCATCTGCTACATTAGCGAACACGCAAGTTGTAGTTATTGGTTCTGATTGGGAAAAAGGTTCAACTGGATTAGGTGGTATTACACCAGCTAACTCATCAGCTAAAGCTGTTAAACCAACTTTCAAATCATTTAGTAACAAACCTGTTATCATGAAGGATTACTATGAGATCTCTGGATCTGATGCTTCTCAAATTGGTTGGGTTGAAGTTTCTAATGAAGATGGAACTGGTGGATACTTATGGTATTTAAAAGCAGCTAGTGATACAAGAATGCGTTTCAACGACTACGTAGAAATGATGTGTATTGAAGCTGAACCAGTAAACGCAGAATCTCATCTTTTAGATGCTGGTGGTACTGATGACGCTGCATTCTATGCTTCTGGTAGAAATCCAGGTGGTATGGACGGTTTATTCTACGCTGTTGAAAACAGAGGTAACTTAACTTCAGGTGTTACTGGTGTTAACGCTGCTACTGATTTGGCTGAATTTGACGCTATCTTAGCTGAGTTCGATAACCAGGGTGCTATTGAGGAAAACATGATGTTTGTTAATAGAGCTACGTCTCTAGCAATGGATGACATGTTAGCTTCTATGAATTCTTATGGAGCTGGTGGTACTTCTTACGGAGTATTTAACAACTCTGAAGATATGGCGTTAAATTTAGGTTTCTCAGGATTTAGAAGAGGTTCTTATGACTTCTATAAGTCTGACTGGAAATACCTAAATGATAAAGCTACTAGAGGTGGTATTAACGCCGCTGCAACTTCTGATGCAGTTCGTGGAATTATTATTCCAGCTGGTGTTTCTACTGTTTACGATCAAGCTTTAGGTAAGAACATGAAAAGACCTTTCTTACATGTTAGATACAGAGCTTCTCAAACAGAAAGTAGAAAAATGAAAACATGGACTACTGGTTCTGTTGGAGCTACTACATCTGATTTAGATGCAATGCAAATGAACTTCTTATCTGAAAGATGTTTAGTTACTCAAGGTGCTAACAACTTTATGTTAATGAAGTAAGCATTTATTATATTAAGGATCGAGGCTTCGGCCTCGACCCTTTCTTTTTATTAATTTTATTATATATTATATTATGGCAAAAAAACAAGAAACAAAAAAAGAAACGGAAGTAGTAAACGACTTTGTAGAAGTTGAAGCTCCAAAGGTTGTTGAAACCCCAGTGGTTGAAGCGCCAAAAAAGAAAACAAAATCTCATCCAGAAGATGGTTGGGAAATAAAAAATAGAAGTTACTTTTTAAGAGGTAAAAGTAGAAAATCTTTATCTAGAACTATAAAAAGTGCTGGTATTTATTATTTTGACGAAGAACAAGGTTACGAAAGAGAAATGAAATATTGCGAAAATCAAAGAACTTGTTTTGTAGACGAAATGAAAGGAGATCAAAGATTATCTCATATCGTATTTAGAAATGGAGCTTTGTATGTGCCAAGAGAAAAGCAGACATTACAAAAGTTATTATCTTTATATCACCCTGGTAGAAAACATATCTACTCGGAATACAAACCTCAAATTGAAGCGCAAAACGAAGTGGAAATTATTGAGATGGAAATAGAAGCTTTAACAGCGGCCCGTGGATTAGACATAGATATGGCTGAAGCTGTTTTACGTGTAGAGAAAGGTTCTGAAGTGTCTACGATGAGTTCTAAGGAGCTTAGAAGAGATTTATTAGTTTATGCTAAGAGAAACCCTAAGTTGTTCTTAGAACTAGTTAATGATGAAAACGTGCAACTTAGAAACTTTGGTATCAAGGCAACAGAAATGGGAATATTAAAATTATCTTCTGATCAAAGAAACTTTATGTGGGGATCTAATGATAGAAAATTAATGACAGTTCCATTTGACGAACATCCATATTCAGCTTTAGCCGCTTGGTTTAAAACTGATGAAGGAATGGAGATTTACTCCAATATAGAAAAAAGATTAAATTAATCTAACTGTAGAGCGGTCGCCCCACGGGGCGATCGTAAACTACAATAATTATATGAAATCAAAAGGACTAGGAGATACAATAGAAAAAATAACAACCGCGACTGGAATTAAGAAGTTTGTACATAAAGTAGCGGGAGATGATTGTGGTTGTAATAAAAGAAAACAAAAATTAAATAAGGTTTTTCCTTATAAAAATAAAAAATAACTATGGTAAGTATAGATACGGTATATCAGAGAGTTTTAGTTTTAGCTAATAAAGAACAAAGAGGATATATAACTCCTCAAGAGTTTAACTTGTTTGCTAATCAAGCTCAAATGGATATATTTGATCAGTATTTTTATGATGTGAATCAATTTAGTAGAATACCAGGTAATAACACGGGAGGTTCTGATATGTTAGATTACTTAGAGGAAAAAATAGCTATATTTGAACAAGAGAAAAACATAAATATAAACAGCACTCAGGAGTTTTATAATATTGGAGCGGCTACAGGTGACTTTTATAAAA